AAAGCCGCGGCGCTCGCGGCCGGCACGGTGTGGACGGCCGCGCAGCAAGGCGAACTGAAAGGGCTACAAGACGCGCTCGATCAGATGGAGCAAAAGACCACCAAACACACGCAGAAAACAAAATCCGTTTGGGAGGAATGGGCGAAGTCGATCGGCAATACCGCCAAGCAATTTATCGGTGACGTGGTGGACCGGCTATTTTCGGGCTCGGACGTTAATAAGCAACTCGACGAACAAGCCGCGGACCTGCAGAAATCGCTCGCCGGCCGGACAACCGAGTACGCAAAATCGGCCAACGATATCAAGGCGCAACAGGAGCAAGAAACCAAAGACTACGCCGACGCGCTCGCGAAAGAAGACGCGGACTTTGCCGCGGCGCTCGACAAACGCACAACGGATTATCAGCAGTTCGCCGACAGCATACCGGATCTGTTAGCCGCGGTCGAGAAGAAAGCGGCCGACGATCTGCAGAAAACGACCGACGATTTAAACGGGCAACTCGCGGACCGCACGCGCGATTACGGCCGCTATGTTGACGACGTTACGCACAAGATCGCAGATATTCGGGAAAAGCACGCCGAAGAACTCGCCAGCGAGCTCGCCGATTTGCAATCATCGCTCGACGATCGCCGGACCGAATACGATCGTTTCGTGGAAGACGCCGGCTCTAAGCTCCGCGAACTCCATGAGAAACACTCCGACAATATCGAGGATGAAACCAAGGATGTAGGCGACAACATCCGCGACCGGACGAAAGACTATCAACGGTACGCCGAGGATACGGCTAAAAAGATTGCCAAAGTTCGGGAAAAGAATAACGGCGTCTATTCTAGCGAGGAAGACGACTTAGTAACGTCGCTGAAGCGGCGCCAGGAAGACTTACAGCAATACGTAGCCGATCAGGAACGGGACTTAGCAGAGTATAAAGCGCGGCAACTCCGCGACCAACAGGAAGAAGAAGCGGCATTACAGGTTTCCTTAGATCGCAAGACGGCCGATTACAAGGCATTCCAAGACGGAATCGAACAGCAACGGCAGCAAGCGATTGCCGATCATAAGGAACAACAGGACGAAGAAATTGCGGCGCAAGAGCTCGCCTTGCAACGCAAGACGGAAGATTATCAGGGGTACGTTGACGACATTGCGACGAAGCAAGACGCGGCAAAACTGAAATATCAAACGACGGTTGACGACGAACGCGCGGCGCTTGCTAAGTCGCTTGCCGATCGCAAGGCGGATCTTGATACATATACCGCGGAGTTAGTGACGAAGCACGAAAAGAACCGCGATGATATCAACGCAACGTACGCGGCAAATACCGCGAAGTTGAAAGAGGAGTTAGGCAATCAGAAAACCGAGTACGACACGTTCGTAAGCGATCTTAACGGCAAGCTCGAAGCGCTGAAGGCGGCGCATAAAACGATTTGGGATGATATCGGCGGATTCGGTGTTGACGCGTTTAAAAAGATCGGGGAAAGTCTCGCGGAATTGCTCGGCGAAAAGGCGCTCGGCGCTTTTACGAAAGCACTTGGCAACTTGATTACCGACGTGTTTCCGTCGCTCGGTTCAGCGGTCGCCAAGGTGCTCAATCCCGCGAGCACGCCAACGGTGCCAGGTGGCGGCGGCGGCGTCGGCGGCGCCGCAAGCGCTGTATCAGGCGGGCTCACTGGTTGGATATCGGCAATTAGCGGCGCGGTAACGGCGATCAGTAGCGTAATCGGCAATTTTCAGATGGCCGGCATGAACAAATCACTTGACGTGATTGTGCATCACACGTTGCAAACCGCGAACGATCTCGCGAACTTGCGCCGGGACGATTGGGACCGGCACGCCGAGTACGCGAAATGGAAAGGCGATATCTTGCCGGCGCTTTGGGGGATTCAAGGTAATACCGGAACGGCGCTTTCGAGCCTGCAGGCGATCGAAACGCACTGCTACAACGCATCGGCGACGCTCGCCGATATGCTCAGTGACGAACGCACAGGGCCGGTTAATAGCTTCATGGGCGGCGTAAGCGCGATGCTCGGGCATATCGCCGGCAAGCTCGATTTAATGGGGTCGGGCTCGCAAATGAATATGAACCTGTACGGCACAGATCCGGTAACGGTGGCAAGCCGCATCGCGACGCAAATGCGCCTGCAGGGGGCGCACGCGTGAGATTGCGCGCGGCCGTCGAGGGGTTCGACGTAAGCGCCGCGGCGTTGGTTGAGTCCGCCACAATCCAACAGGATTCTACCGAGGCAATCTCGACGTGTGAGCTTACTTTGTTTCAGCGGTTCGGCGAAGCGCGCTACGATCACGCGCAATATAGCCTTGCGTCGTTTCAGTACGCGTGGACGGTGAGCGAATGGAACGAGCTCGTTTTATGGGATGAAGACACAAACCAAATTCAGTTTGCCGGCTTCGTTCTCGCCGTCGATCGCGAAGCCGAAGGGCCGCACGTCCGGCTAACGATCCACGCGTCCGATTGGGGGATTCTGTTTGAACGGGCGCTAATTACCCAAAGTTGGCCGGACGGCACGCCGGATTCCACGATTATCGCCGACGCGATCAAGCAAGTACCGGAGCTTTCCGCGGGCTCGATCATCACGCTTACCGCGAACCTGGGATTGATCGAGGCGAAAGACCAACGCGTACGCGATTTGCTCGACAGTATTTGCCAGTTGACGGGCGGCGAGTGGAACGTTGGGTATAACGGCAAGGTCAATTACTACGCCGCGGGCTCGATCGTGGCGCCGTTCGGTTTATCCGATCGGCCGGACGGCTCGACGACACAAGCGTATCAGCTCGAAAGCTATACGCGCGATTTCAGCGACGCCGCAAACCGCGTGCTGGTGCTCGGCGCCGTCGGCGACGCCGGCGAACTGCGCGCGACGGCCGAAGATACCGGGAGTCAAGCGCAATTCGGCGTGCTCTCGGTTACGCTCGTTGATCGGAATTTGAGCGACGCGGCGACGGCCGCACTTTGGGCCGATACCGAAGTTGGCTTGCGATCGCAACCGAAGTACACGATTCAAGCCGGTTGCTTTGTGCCGGGGCTCGCCCGCGGAATGACGGTCGAAGTCGAGGCGTGGAAGTATGGCCTGGTAACGTCGCTGATTCTGCGATCGCTCACGATTACGATTATGGCGCCGGACCGATCGCGGCCGACGACGGCCGGCCATAAGCTCAAGTACTCGGCGACGCTCGGGAGTCGTCCGCCCGATCTGGTGTACATGTTGCGCCGGATGCAACGCGTACCAGTGCAGGCGACGAAGGCGCCGGCCGCGTCGATCGCGCCGGGAACGATCGAGGGCGACGACTTCGCCGCGGGCATCGCGCCGGTCTATACCGTCAATCACAAGCCGGCCGGCGCGGAATGGGCGCAGTATCCGGCCGACGCGGTTTTCCTCAACACGGCCGATCGGAAGTTGTACCGGCGAACCGGCAACGATTGGACGGCGGTTGTTGACACGGCCGACATTGAAGGGCAATTAAAAACAAGCCAGTTTGCGCCTGGTTCGGTCACGTCCACCGTGCTCGCCGATGGTAGCGTGGTCACGGCGAAGATACCGGCCGGCGCGATACGGGCGCCGCAAATCGACGTTGGCGCCGTCACGGTATCGGCGATCGCCGACGGCGCCGTTACGACGGCAAAGATACCGGACGGCGCGATACAGGCGCCGAAGCTCGCGGCGTCGAGTGTCACGGCAAACGCGATCGCGGCAAATGCGATCGCGGCCGAAAAGATTCAAGCCGGCGCAGTCACGGCGAACGCGCTCGCGGCAAACTCCGTCACGGCCGGCGCCATCGCCGCGGATGCAATCACGGCAAACGCGATCGCCGCGGGTGCGGTCACGGCAACCGAGCTCGCGGCCGGCTCAGTCACGGCAAACGCCGTCGCCGCAAACGCGATCTATGCACAAGCTCTGCAGGCAAACAGTGTCACGGCGCAAGCTCTCGCGGCAAACTCGGTGGTAGCTGGCAAAATCGCGGCGCTCGCCGTCGTCGCCGGCAACCTTGCGGCCGACTCGGTAACGGCCGGCGCGATCGCCGCGGGCGCCGTCATCGCCGGCAAGATTGCCGCGGGCGCGATCACGGCAAACGAGCTCGCGGCAAACTCCGTCACGGCCGCTAAGATCCAAGCCGGCTCGATTACATCCGATAAGCTCTCCACGATCGAGCTTGCCGTAGGGTACGGCTCAAACAAGCCGGCGCGCGTCGCCGTTTACGACACTTCGCAAAATCTGGTTGCATTGCTCGGCGATATGGGCGGCGCCGGCGTGCCGGCTAATACCTATTTCGGCGTATGGGGGCGGCTCGCCGGCTTCGGCGGTACGGAATACAGCAATGCGCCGCTCTACACGAACGCGGCCGGCTCGTTGTTTATCCGGCAGACATCGCTTGTGATTACCGCGGTGGATGGGAGCTCGATTCAAACGAGTCCGTCAACCTATGATTCTGCGTACGGCTCGATTACCTTGAGGGTCGATAAGCCGTCCGATTCCTTTACCGCGCTTGTAAGCCGCGGTTTGGTGTTGCGTGCGGCGAGCTCGGCGGTTTGCGGTGCTTTCGTTCGCTCGCCGACGGCCGGCCATGAAAGCTCAAGCGAACTGGTGCTCAACAACAACTCCGGTTTACTGACTATTTTTCTGGACGGCTTCACCGGCCAGGTGCGCGCGTCGAGTTTCGCGGTTACGGGCAATGCCAGTTTCACCGGCACGGTGCCGGCCGGCCGGCCGCTCAACGTCGTTAGCGGCTTGATAACGGGTTACACGCTCGCCGACGGGACGATATTCCCGCCACGCGAGACGGTATGAGCGGGCGAACGGGCGGACTCTCCGCACCTTCGCCCGCTCAATTAGAGCAAAAGGGGAAAAACGATGAAGTTTGAACACACGCTATCACCGGCCGCGGCGCAACTATTCCGCAACGGCGTTGAAAGATTGAACGCGCTGCGGCTTGAGCAATTGCGGGCGCTCGGGCTCGCAAAAGAGGCCGAAATGAAATCGGATTCATTGCAACAGACAATTACCGATCAAGTCGCGATTATCGAGCAAACCGAGGGCTTGCCGGCGCCCGTTCGCCCGTACCAGTTGAGCATGGATTGTACGAAGCTGATAGGCGAAGTGCCGGATAAGCCGGCCGCGGCGTCGAACTCGCTCGCAATCGTCGAACCTCAACCGATCATGCCGGCGCCGCTGCTTCCAGTGATGGACTCGGCGCCGGCCGGCCAGGTTAACGAAAAGGTTAACGGCGTCGATCGCTCGGGGGCGGAACGTGTCTGATATTCCCGTCCGGCTTCGCCCGCGGGCGGTTGTGCCGTCCGGTTGGCCACCGGACGTATCGCCAAATCAGACGATTACGGCCGCGCATATCAACGCGATCCGCTCAAGCGCGTATGCGTGGCCTGGTGATGTGGACGGGCAAGGGCACACGCTCAGTAACGTACATTTGGCCGGCGCAACCGGCGTACTGTCCGATCCGACGACGACGGCCGGCGATATTCTCGCCCGCGACGGCTCGGCGCTCGGGCGCTTTCCGATCGGCGCGGCCGGCCAGGTGCTCACGGTTGACACGGCGGCGCCGGCTAAACTCAGGTGGGCAACGCCGGCAGTTGCGCCCGTTGCGAGCGTTTTCGGGCGGTTGGGCGCCGTTGTCGCGCAAGCGGGGGATTATACCGCGGCAATGGTGACGGGCGCGGTTGTAGACTCTCTCACGACGAAGGGCGATATCTTCGCCCGCGGCGCCGCGGGAACCGGCCGCTTGCCGGCCGGCGCGGATGGTCTGGTGCTCCGTACGAATGCATCGCAACCGTTCGGCTTGCAGTGGACGGCCGAAAGCGTTTGGAGCGTTTTCGGTCGGCTCGGGTCGATCGTCGCGCAAGCCGGCGACTACACGGCCGCGCAAATCACAAACGCGGTATCGGTGCTTGGTTCGTATCCAGATCCCGCCTGGTTGACTTCGCTCAGTTGGGTTAAATTGATCGGCGTGCCGGCGACGTTTCCACCGGCCGCGCATACACACGACGCCGCGGCGATCGTGTCCGGCGTGCTTTCAACGGCGCGGCTCGGTACGGGCGTCGCGAGCGCGAGCGTATATCTCCGCGGCGATGGCACATGGGCCGCGGCCGGTACGGGCGGCGGCGGCGGCGTGATTTCGGTTTTCGGGCGCGCCGGTACGGTTGTCGCGCAAGGCGGCGATTACACGGCCGCAATGGTGACGGGCGCCGTTGTTGATCCTACCGTTATTAAGGGCGATCTAATGGTACGCAATGACATAAACGTCATGGCGCGCTTGCCCGTCGGCGCGAGCGGTCAAGTACTGCAGGCGGATACGTCGTTGTCGGTTGGTATGAAGTGGACGACATTAGGCGCCGCGGTTCAAACGCCGTGGGTGACAAATGTTGACGCGGCCGGTTACCAATTGGCGAACGTGTCGCGCGTCGGCGTCGCAATGGTGCCGGGGTACCCGCTCGACGTGACGGGGGATATCAACTATAGCGGCACGCTTCGGAAAAACGGGGCGCCCGTTTCGTTCGGCGGTTCTCAAACGCCTTGGACAAGCAATATCGACGCGGCCGGATTCCTGTTAAACAACGCCGGCGCGATCGGTATCGGCGGTATGGCAAGCTCGGCGAAAGTCAACATTGTTGCGGGCTCGCTCGCCGCGACAGCCGGCGCCGGCATTATCATGCAAATGGCGCAAGCGTTAAGCGCAAATTCCGATGATTTCAGCACGGCTTTATGGCGTGCGTCGGCCGGAAATACTTGGGATTCGGCGTATTGGCGAGTCGGCCGGCGCGTGGACGCATCAGAGGTTGCGGCGATTGAGTTCGGGGCGGCAACGCTTGCGTTTCGCACGAATGCGGCGCAACGCATGATTATAGACACCAACGGCAATATGGGAATCGGCGTGGCGGCGCCTGGTTCTCGCTTGCATATCGCCGCGGCGACAACGACGGGCAATATATCAACGGCTCATCAGTTCCATTTAGGCTTAGACGGTAATATTCAGTTTGGGTTGCAGGTTGGTTATTTTTATACCGACGCCGCGGGATTTGCCAGTGTGTTGCAGAACTGGCAAGGCGCGGCGGGCGGTAATCTCCTATTGCAACCGAGCGGGGGAAACGTCGCTATCGGGCATACCGGCGCGGCGGCGATCAATAGCCTGCTTCACCTGAATAAATCCAGTAGCGGCGCGGTTGGGCCGATTCTGACACTGGAGAACAGCACCGGCGCGCTTCACGATGCCGTATCAATCCGCTTTTTGGATGCGACTTTGCGTGGGGAACTGCGTATGTCGGTAGAGTCGTCACCATACGGGGGAGATTTGATTTACTTCGGCGGCTCGGCGGGGCAGACCGAAATTTTCCGCGCAACGTCGGCGGGGAATTTCGGCATCAACGTCCAAGCTCCGCTTGCGCCGTTGCACGTGCGGACTGTTTCAGGCGGCGAAACCTTGCGGTTATCGTGTGACTCGTATGGGCTCGGCAGCGGGCCGGTCATCGGGTTCTATTTCGTCGATACGAACTATGCGGCGGCGATTGGTACGTACGGCGTCGGCAATAACGCGGCCGACTTGGTATTCAGTACGGCGAACGCGGCGGCGCCGGCCGAACGTATGAGAATCACGGCCGACGGCCGCGTTGGTATCGGAGTTACACCGAATGCGCTCAACGGTTTTGAAGTGAATCTATATCAGAAATGGGCCGCGTTTTGTCCCAACATTGGCGGCATCATGCCTCCGAACGCAAACGGCATTTATGCCGGCTGGAATTGGTCAAGCGGCGGGGCGGAAGCGGTGATTGCATTTAACGGTGGGCCATCCGGTCTGGTGCTTGCCGATACGACGGGTAGCACATGGAAAGAGCGTTTGAGGATATTAGCCAACGGCAATTTCGGAATTGCTGTATCATCGCCTAACTATAAGCTCGACGTCGGCGGCGACGTGAATTGTGCCGGCGCGTTTCGCGTCAACGGCGCGCCGTTGAGCTTCGCGCCGACGGTGCATACCCATGACGCATCGGCGATCGTGTCCGGCGTGCTCGCAAGCGCGCGGCTCGGCGCCGGCACTGCAAATTCTAGCGTATATCTCCGCGGCGATGGACAATGGGCGGCGCCGGCCGCGAGCGGAGGCGGGGTTACGTCGCAATCGGGGAACCTTGCCGGATCAAGCAGGGTAATTGGCACGACTTATACGAACTCTAGCGGAAAGCCGATGTTCGTCGTTGTAAGTGTCACGGCGAATCAAGCGAACGGCGTAAACTTGTTCTCTGGTAGCGGCACTCCTGGGCCTGGAACGCAGATAGGGCAACTCGTAAACGGCGGGACTTTTTCAGCGGTTATGACGGCATCGTTTTGGGTGCTCCCCGGTAATCAGTATGTGGCAGCGATAGTCAACGCCGCATCCCTCACGTATTGGACTGAATGGACATAAAAGAGGAGAAACAAGCGAATGGCTTTAACTTACGAAGAATCCGCAGCATTAATGCAAGACCCCACATTCCGCGGCCGGGTGAAGGTGTCGGCGTTGAAGTACGCCGATAGCATTATGATCGAAGCTAGCAACGTTCCGGCGCACAACACGCGCGAAAAGTGGGCGCTCTTTACCATGCAAAATCCCGAAGTCGTCGCCGGCCAGTTGCAACCGCCCGTCGTCATGGACGCCGCGGTGCAAGCCGACGGCGCCGAGATCGCCGACGCCGCACTACAGGCGAGCGTTGAAACCGTCGTAAACAAGATGATGTAAGCCGGCCGGCCGGCGCCTATCGAGTCGCCGGCCGGCTCGCGTTCATCGCTTGCCGCAAGAGCTCGTTAACGCGTGTCTGGTATCCTTCGCCGGACGATTTGAGCCACGCGAGTACATCCGAATCAAGGCGCATTGTGACGGTCGCTTTCCGCGGCCGGAAATGCACGAGCACGGCATCGTCTGGAATCTCGGGCGCGTCGGACAGGTCGATATCTTCATCGCGCTTCGGGCCGTCGATAATCATTTTTTTGATATCCGCCTTTTGTTTGGGCGTGAGCGGGTCGCCTGGTTCCTGGTTGAATACTATGGTTTTACTCGAAGTTTTCGACATAAAGGGTGCTCTCTTTGCGAGTGGCGCGGCGCGCGGAAATGATGCGGATGGTTTGCTCGTTATCGCGGTACGTGTGAACAACAGTCAGTAGCAGCAAGGCGCCGCGCGAGCTACCAATCGCTTGCCAGCGTTGCTCGCCGTCAATGAAATGTTCATCGCATATCAAGCAATTGCGGTCAGCAAACACCGTCGCGGCAACCTCAAACGAAACGCCGTGCTTTCGTTCGTTGCTCGCCGCTTTCGCTTCGTCCCATTCAAACCGCATCGGTAATTACAGTATCGTACATACAACGCGGTATTGTCAAGACTTGGGGTAACAATAAATGAGCGGGCGAAGCGGCGGAATCTCCGCACCTTCGCCCGCTCATTCTGCGTTCGGTTCGGCTTTGTTCGCCCAACGTGCGGCCGCGGCTTTTTTCGCGATCGCCTTGCGCTTCGCCGGCGTAAGCGCCGCGGCTCGTGCCGGTCCACCGGCGCGCCCTCCCATGCGGCCGATCGCCGATAGCTCGGCATCGGTCAGGGCTTCGGCGCGCGCATTCCCGCCTTTTAATCCGCCCAATCGCCCGAGCGCAACCGCGTGCGGGTTCTTTTTCTTCGTCTCTTTTTTCATACCTTTTAGCTTAACTTGAGCGGTGCTCGGTTGTCCACCGGCGCCGGCCGCAATCTTTTTTGCAATTGCGCTTGACACGTCCGCTCAAGTCAAGTATGATTGGAAATGTAGACGACAGCCGCGAGGCTTAAAAGAGCGAAGGAAAAACCAAATGAGCAACCGTTACCAGATGATCCGCACCGATTCAGCGATGACGAACGATCAATTGCGCGCCGCGGCGCCGTCGATCTTTGCCGCGCAACCGTGGCACGCCATGAGCGATCGTTACACCTTTATTCCCACGTCCGCCGTTGTCGATCGGATGCGCGCCGAAGGCTTTCAGCCAGTCGCCGCGACGCAATCGCGTACGCGCATCGAAGGGAAAGGCGACTTTACGAAACACGTGATCCGATTCCGCGATATGCGGGCGGGCTCGGCGCCGGCTACTCGCGCGCTCGGCGTCATCTATCCCGAGCTCGTATTGACGAACTCGCACGATGGCGGTTCGGCGTACAAGCTCGACGCCGGCTTGTTTCGCCTGGTTTGCACGAACGGCATGGTTGTTTCGGATGGCGAGTTCTCGCAAATCAACGTCCGTCATTCCGGTTCGGCCGACGGCATCATTGAGGCATCATACGAAGTCGTCGAGCAATTCCCGAAGGTGATTGATTCCGCGGCGAGCTTTCAGGCGTTGCGGCTCACGGCGCCCGAGCAGCGCGCGTACGCGTCGGCCGCGCTCGCGCTTCGCTACGACGAAGGGACGGCGCCCGTATCGGCCGATCAGGTCATGCGCGCTCGCCGTACCGAAGATTCGGACTCGACGCTATGGAACACCTTTAACCGTGCGCAAGAGAATTTAGTTGGTGGCGGATTACACGGCCGCAACGCCGAGACGCGGCGCCGCGTGACGACGCGGCCGGTAAACGGTATCAGCGAAAATACGCGCTTAAACAAAGCACTTTGGACGCTTACGCAGGAAATGGCGAAGCTGAAAGGCTAGAGGCGCCGCGGGCGCCGGTTCCGGCCGGCGCCCGTATACTCAACCACTATGAGAGTCTTCAAAGCAACCAACGCCGCGGGCACGTGCCTATGGTGCGGCGTGCGGCTTCGGCCGCAATCAACCGAACGCGGTTTGAAGCGCGATCTGGCGGCATACGCGCGGCTTTATGGCGAGCCGGCCGCAGGCGGTGGACGTAACACCGTCGAGCGGTTGCAGCGTCACGATAGGGACTGTAACATGTTCGGCAAGCATGACGGGCTATTCTGTACCGACGCTTGCGCGATCGCGTTCGGCATCGCCGCGGCCGGTACCGGTTTGCGCTTCGGCCGGCCGGCGCCGGCGCCCGTCGCGAGCGGTCCGCGGCTCGTGAAATAATCCTCAATCTTTTTATCCTTCGCGCTTGACAATTCCGCTCACGTCAAGCATACTAAAAGAGTAGACGACAGCCGCGAGGCTTAAAAGCGCGAAGGAAAAAAGCATGAATCTCTTTACTGAAAACCTGAACAGCCGCAAAGCGGCCGGCACGATCACCGAAGCGAATTACGACGACGCGCTTTGCTATGCCGCGGTCAACACTTGCGACAATTGCGGCGAAGTCGTAAGCGACTTAAACCGCGTGCCTGGTACCGCGAGCCTGGTTTACGCGTGCGACGAATGCATGGCGCATCTTGAGGCGATGATGGACGCCGCGGAAGACGGCGACGCCGCGGCGATCGCCGCGGTTGCCGTGCGCCGCAAGCCGGTTGTTTCGGAGATTCGGTGGACGTTCGCGCCGGCCGTTAAGATGCTCGCCGCGGGCGCCGGCGACGATTGCCCGTTCTAAAGGCGATTCGAGCGGGCGAAACGGCGGACTCTCCGCACCTTCGCCCGCTCATTTAAAAATTCTCTTGACATTTCCGCTCACGTCAAGCATACTAAAAGAGTAGACGACAGCCGCGAGGCTTAAAAGCGCGAAGGAAAAAAGACAATGGAACTGAGCAATTACCTCAAACGCAACGGTTGGACGCGGTACGGCGCCGGCTTTCAGAATCACGCCGGCGATCGCTATGTAGACTTGAGCGGCGATTACGGCTTTGCGTGGGAGCTCAACGCATTTGAAGACGGCGACGACGCCGACGGCGTGGCGCGCGTCATGTGGGTGAGCACTCACATTGCCGGCGACACGCTCGCCGAGCTCGCCGCGGCGCTTGCGCCGGCCGCGCGCAAGGTGGCAGCATGACCGCGGCCGACTTCATGGCCGGCGTATCAACCGGAGGGCGCCTGGTGGCGCCCGCGGCGCCCGAGCCGGCCGGCCGGCCGCGCGTCGCCGTCGTCGATCGCTGGAACGGCTCGCGGTTCGTCGAGGTTACGTTGTGCTGGAACGGCGCCGCATACGTGGAGGTTGCCTAACATGCCGTACGATCTGGAACGGCGCGACGGGCTTTGTGCCAAGTGCGCGCAGTGGAAACGGCCGACGCGCGCCTATATGGCGTTGCTCAAGTCGCGAGATTTGCCGTACGTCTGTCAGAAATGCCGCGAGGCTTCGCCGGCGCCGGCATTCAAGCTCGGTACGCTCGGGTACTTTGTCCTAAACGGGCGCCGCGATCGAGCGGGCGAAACGGCGGAAACGCCGCACAATCGCCCGCTCACTTATAAAATTCTCTTGACATTTACGCTCACGTCAAGCATACTAAAAGAGTAGACGACAGCCGCGAGGCTTAAAAGCGCGAAGGAAAAAACATGCCTTTGAAATTTGAAACGAACGTACCGAACGAATTACGCTTGCGCTCGATCGCCGGCGAACTGGTGGACTCTCAGTTTGGCGGTCAACAGTACCGCTTTATCAGCGAAGCCGGCGCCTTTTACGTGTCCGAGCCGGTCGGCAATCTCTTGCACGATCGGTTTGAACGGCTCGGCGTGAAAGCCGGCGAAGCGATCGAGATTTGCAAGCGCGAGATTTCGCGCAACGGCCGCAAGTCGATTCAGTGGGAAGTGGCGCGCGTGGGCTTCGCGATCGGCGAGCAAGGCGACGGTACATTCGTCGTCGGCACGCCGGAACCGCCGAGCGATCTTGAGCGGCAACTAGCCGCATCGCTCGCCGAAGTCGCGCGCCGCAAGGCGCCGGCCGCGGCGCCGGTTGCCGTCCGCCAGGTGGCGGAAATGGCGCAACCGTGGCAAGCTCACTTGCTCGCGCAAACCAACGCGCTAACCGACGTTTTCGCCGCGGCCGTCGCTCATGCGAGCTCGCAGCACGGCAACGCGGTGAAAGCCGATGACGTGCGATCGCTCATGCTTTCGGCGTTTATCAATCTCGCGAAAGGCGGCGCCCGTTCCAATGCAGCGTAACGGACTGCAGGTACTTGTGAGCGGCGATCGGGCGGAAGTCTCGCCCGCTCGCCCGCTCGGTCGGCCGGCGAACGATGCGACGCTCGCTTTTATCTTGCGCGAAGCCGTCAAACTCGCCCGCGGCCGGAAAGATCCGACGTTGCTATGGTTGCTGCACAAATGCGTGGAAAGGTTGAAAGGGGAAACGGAATGAGCCGCAACGGAGTAAGCCAACAGATAACGAACGCTTTCCGTTTGGCGCATCGGGCAAGTGAAGACGCTCAATTCTCGCCGGCCGCGCGCAACGTGTTTCGGGCGATCGCTCGCGAGCTCTGGAAAGCTCACGGTACAAACGCGGCCGATGGAGCAAAGGCGGCGCCCGATGAAAATTAAATTTGAGCTCGACACGCCGATAGTCGTTCACATGATGGACTTGGACGGCCGCGAGCGGGACTCGGAGTTTCCGCCGTTCGATACGTACTGGACATTTGAGGCGGAAGAAGGGCGGTTTTATCTTTCCGACACGCAAGGCGGACTATTCCGCGCACGGCTCAAAGCGCGCGGTATCGGCGTCGGCGAGCCGGTCACGATCATTAAAACCAAGGTGCCGAATCCTAACAGCGATCGGCCGATCGTCGAATACTTGCCGTACCCTTGGGTGCCGATCGAGTCCGGCCAGGTGGCGACGTAAAAAAGAATAGATCGGGCGCCCGCGGGCGCCCATCGCAATTTAGAAGGGCAGGGAATCAATGAAATTAGGCCATAAGCTCGGGCTCGGTTGTATGGGGCTCATTATCGGCACGTTCGTTCTGATAATGGTTGTTGTGATTCGGAACAAGCCGACGCCGGAACAACAGTCGGCGAGCAACGCGCAACGCGACGGCTATACTGCGGCGTTCACGTGCCAGGGCGCCGTACGCGATCGCCTGAAAGCGCCGGCAACGGCTGAATTTCAGGCGCCGCGGAATGCGGAAATCAAGAGGTATGACAGCGGGAATTACGAGATCGTCTCGTACGTTGACGCGCAGAACAGTTTCGGCGCCAAACTTCGCTCGCCGTATACCTGCGTAGTTGCGCCGTCCGGCGCCGGATTTCAGGTGCTCGAACTGAAAATAGACGGCCGCTAGTCGTCGTCGTCGTCGGCCGGCAGTGCGCGTGCTTCGATGATCCGGCCGAGCCGCTTCGCGAAGATTTCGCGCACGTCGCCGATATTCGCCGCGTCGTCGTCGTCGGCCGCGAGCACCTTAACGGAGTGCGCGTCGAGTACATCGCGCATCATCGCTACCAGTGAGGCGCCGTCGTCGGCCGTGAGCTCGCCGCGGCTTACGCGTTGGATAACTTCAAGCATCGCGGCGCGCACGTCGGCCGGCGTCTCGGTCTTGGGCAATTCGCATTGAATAGGCGCCGTCCGCGGCTTCGGCCAAATCCGATCGAAGATAATTTTTGCCGCGGTCATATCTCCGTTTTCCGCGGCCGTGATGACCTTCGACAGTAGCGGCAACGCTCGCGATCGCGCCGCGGCTTCAAGCGCGCGGTGTTTCCGGTTGCGGGCGCCGGCCGGCCGGCCGTTGCCGTTGTTGGGCGCCGGCGCCTGGTTGGGCGCCGGCTCGAAATCGTCGATCAGACTAGCTTGCTCCACGGTTGAATGCTCCCGTGCTATATATCATGCGCCGAAAGTCGTTGCGATTGCGAGCGTAAACGTACTTCCACAGAATATCGAACCGTGGCACAATATATGCCGGTTCGCCTTTTATTCCTCCCCCTAATTGGTGAAGCCATGCAAGCGGTACTCGTTGAACTCGAAAAAGAATTTGGCCGGCTTCGGCAAGGCTACGACGTTTGGGATGCGCGCGGGCGCCTGGTGCTGCGTACGCTCGTGATGAAGCGCGTACTACGCAAGGCGGCGTACTTCCGCGTCAATGCCACCGGCAAGATATACGCGCTTGAGTCGCGCTTTAAGTCGATCGAGGTACCGGCCGGCTCGATCGCGTGGATTGCCGGCACACGCAAAAGCGCATGAGTGCATGATGTATGCCGATTGCCGTTTGAGCGGGCGAACGGGCGGACGCGTCGCACTTTCGCCCGCTCATTCTGGTATTCTCGGGCAATGGCAAAAAAACTCGAATTACTCACAAAGCAGATTGCGGCCGATCGTCTGGAATTGAGCGTACGCCGGATTATCGAACTGTCGGCGCCGGAAGTCGGCTTGTTCACGCGGCATCGCGCGTTTGATCCTGAGACGAAGCGTGAAGCGATCATGTTTGACGCGGCCGAAATCGAGGCGTACCGGCGCGACGCGGCGACGAAGCCGGCGCCAGGTGCGCTCGCCGTCCGGCCGTCGCGGTTGCCGCTCGACGATTACGATATCGACGACGCCGCGGATACCGGCGCCGGCCGGCTGTGGCTCACGCTCGCCGAAGCCGCGGCGTACTCGGGGTTGCCGGCGTCGCATTTGCTCGCCGAGATCAACTCGGGCGAGCTCGCCGCGCGTGATGTTGGCGTCCGGCCTGGTGGACATTGGCGAGTGCGCCGGCTCGATCTGGACGCGATCGAGGGCAAGCGCGCCGGCGCCCGCTCGTTGAGAATTTGAGCGATTTTGCCTTTTCTTCGCGATTTCTTCGCGTTGACTTCCACGTGAAATTGGCGTTAGCCTTGTCTCGGTTGCAATTTGCTATACCTTGGTCGGGGCAGGGAAGTGGTTTGCGGGGGGGAAATTCCCTGCATCAGTCCACCGGAGACGGACTCCCCGTCGTCTGCAGGTGCGTGCTTTCGAGCTCACATTGCAGGGGATATTACGTTGCCGACGCCGGCGACGGCCGGTTGAATCCCGATCGGCGGGCGCCGTCTCGCGTGTAACCGCAATTCCGCCGTAAGCGGCGCCCAACATGGGGGTTAACCGAATGTTGGGCTATTGTGATATCGTAAACACGACTAAAAAAGTTTTCGGACCGGGGGCGCCGTTTCCGTCATCAGAAACGGAAATGGCGCGATGTTATCAGCATCGCGCCGTCCAAAAAGGCCGAGAACGGAAACCGTGCGAGGTGAACCGTGCTACGACCGGAAACTGAAACTAGCATACCATTACCCGCGAAAAAGCGAGCGGCGAAAAGCGAATTTTCGTCTAATATTTCAACGACTTCCGATAACGAATATTCTGTTAGCGGACCTGATAGTCCTATTCCTGAATTGCCTTTCGAGGGCGGATTCACGGCAATTGACAAGGCGGCAAGTAACGCGCTTGCGCGCCGAACAAACGGCGTTGAATACAAGATTGTGGTTTATATTTTCGGTCGCACCACGTCGGCCGCGCGCCGGCCGGAATATGCGGATATTTCGATGGGTGAGTATCGAGCCTTGACCGGCGCAACGGAACGGACGATATATCTTGCGCTTGCGAGCCTGCAGGCAAAAAACTTCGTAGCGCGTGATGCGCGCGGCCGTATCAAGGTGCGTCCTGAAAATTTCGGCTCGTTGCCGTTGCCAGGTGCGCGTACTTGCCGGCCACGGCCGATCACGGCCGAAGTGCGGGCGCCGTCGTCGATCGCGGCTCTTGCGGTACTGGATGGCGCGGACGAACCGGAGCAAGACGAACTGAAGTTAACTGCAGTAAGAAAGGGAGTCAGTGAGGATCAAACGACGGAACGACAATTTTCTGAATGCGGCGCTCGCGAGGAGTGCGAAGGGACTCTCGGACCTACCGGAAATCTACCGTATGCGGAGCCAGATTCAACCGTGGGTGACCTGGGAAGCGGGCAAGATGCGGATTCAGCGGAATGCTGCAACGGCGGAAGTGATAGCGGCGGCGAAGATGGAAGCGGGCGAGCGGACGGCGACACAGCAACTATGGATAGTGGCTATGTCGTCTTTGATTCCCGAGCCGGTTACGGGCTTTACTTGGTACGTCACAAGTTAGCCGCGCGCCTGAAGTTAACTGCAGTCCGGCCAGGTTGCCGGCCGCGGGAAGCGGCGCCCGCACTGAAGTTAACTTCAGTGAAACCTGAAGCTAACTGCAAAAAACCTGAAACCTACTGCCCTTGGAATTGGGCATGTCCTCATTTATCAACGGCTTCGCCGCTCGTAAGCATTGAAACAAGAAACATAAAAGAACCGACGACGACGGGCGCCCGCTCGCCGTTGCCGGCCGAAACCGAAAACGCGTATTTAGCACGTTTTCTGGACCCTGCTACACGCATCGGCGAAGCTCTGCAAATCGACGATGACGCGGCCGGCCGCATGTGGCGCGCGTCGATCGCGCGCAATCCCGAGCTCACGCCGCGGGAGTTTGTATTGATCGTCCGCATGAAGCTGCAGGAGTGGCGCCGTGTGGACGATACGTCGCCTGGTATACGCGTGCGATCGCTTACGGGCTTGCTGATGCGTTCGATGCCGTCGGCCGTCGTCGGCGCCTTGCATTCGCTCGCGCGTGAGCAGGCGCCGGCCGATCTGGAACGGGACTGCGAAGCGGCGCGCGCATACCTTACGTACGCCGTCGCAACGCCGCGCGATCGGGCATGGGCTCGCGCCATACTCGCCGAAGCCGAATCCAAAACATAATTGCGTTTGTTCGTTTTTGCTCACAATCTCAAGGCATCGGGTGATTCCTTATATCCGTCGTCTGCATAAATGGGATAGCCTTGTAGCCGAACCGCAACCATGCAACATTTGCCCGCACGAGGGGCGATAGGATGTGCGGTTTTAGGCGCGTACCACGCGTTTCGGGTGCCTTTTCTCTCCGTTTTTGGAGCGAATTGCCCGAAGCTCTCGGCTCTCCTGATTCCGTAGGGAATTTTTGCCTTTTCCTCCCCCGAGGTGTTTCCTCATGAGAATTTCTGTATTAAACCCTGCAGGCGATAGGATTTACGAAGTCCACCAAGGCGCCGCAATCCGAATGCTTGAAAAAGCGCAAGCGAAGATTGCGAGAAGCGGGCGCGCACTACAGTTAATCGGAATCGGCGAGGTTGCGCCGGATGGACTCGCCGGCCGAACGCATACGAGCCGCGGCGGTTTGCTCGCCGTGATTGGCCGAAGCCAGCAATACACGACGGCGAACGGCCGCGGCCAGGTGGACGGCTTCAAGCAGATTTATCCCGAAGATCGCGACGTTTTCCGCTCGGCGATACTCGATTGCATGGTGACGCAATGACGATCGGCGAACTCAAGCAGGCGATCGCCGCGCTTGACGACGGGCTAGAAATTGAGATAATCGCCCGATATGAGGATGACGACGGCGACGAAATCGAGCGTAGCTACGATCTGTCCACAGTCGGCGCCGTCATGGATCCAGACACGGCGGGAGAATATGCGCGCTTCGAGTGCGTCGAGCTCGATTAGCGGCGCAACGCCGATCAATTTTAACCGTTTGCCGGCCGGCGTCACGGCCGACGAAATCGCGGCGACGGCCGCGAGCTTGAGCGAATCGGAAATCCGCGATTTGCTCTATTGTTGGGAGCTTTGGAGCCGGCGCGAGCAAGAATGGCCGGCCGGCGATTGGCGCTTGTGGCTTATCATGGCCGGCCGCGGCTACGGCAAGACGCGGACGGGCGCCGAGACGGTGCGCCAGGTGGTGAATCAGGCGCCGCGGCAACGCATCGCGCTTATTGGGCCGACGGCCGGCGACTGTAGAGAAGTCATGGTAGAGGGTGAATCGGGCTTGCTTTCGGTGTTTCCGCCATCGCAACGGCCGATCTATGAGCCGTCGAAACGCCGCGTCACGTTCCATAACGGTACGCGGGCGTTTCTGTACTCGGCAGAGGAACCGGAACGGTTGCGCGGACCGCAACACGGCTTCGCCTGGTGCGATGAAATCGCGGCGTACGCGAAGCTAAAAGACCTTTGGAGCAACCTGCAATTCGGCTTGCGGCTCGGCGATGATCCGCGGATTCTCGCGACGACGACGCCGAAGCCGATCAAGTTTTTAAAAGACTTGCTCGCCGATCCTGGTACGGTCGTTACGCGCGGCTCGACGTTCGACAATCGGGCGAACTTGCCGGCATCGCAACTCGCCGATTTCGAGCGGGTCTATGGCGGTACGCGCATTGGTCGGCAAGAGCTCGGCGGCGAACTCTTGGAAGAATCCGAGGGCGCCTTGTGGACGCGCGAGGCGATCGAGCGGGCGCGCGTGCGCTCGGCGCCCGAGCTCGTGCGAATCGTGATTGCGATTGATCCGGCGACAACGAGCGGCGAAGATTCCGACGATACGGGTATTTCGGCGTTCGGCATCGGCGCCGACGGTGACGGCTATGTACTCGCCGATGGTACTTGCCACCTTGGGCCGGCAGGTTGGGCGGCGCGCGCCGTGGGGATGTTCGACGGGCACGAAGCCGATAAGGTGATTGGCGAAGCCAACAACGGCGGCGATATGGTAGAGCTCACGATGCGAACCGAGCGGCGCAATATCCCGTACGAGAAGGTGCACGCGAGCCGCGGCAAAGTGGCGCGCGCCGAGCCGATCGCGGCGCTATACGAGCAAGGGCGAATCCATCACGTCGGCAGTATGCCGGCGCTTGAGGATGAAATGGCGAATTTCGTACCGGGGCAGATGAAGAAATCGCCGAACCGCGTGGACGCGCTCGTGTGGGGTGCGTCGTATCTGATGCTCAAGCCGGCGCGCGTCGGCCGTGTGTTGAGCTTATGACCGATCGCCCGCGGGACAACGGTTTAGTTGTTGTAGACGACTAAGCGAAGGAAACCGCGGGCGCCCGGCCGGTTTGAGTTTATCACGATGACACTTGCCGAATTTGCAATTGCGCGCGTGGCCGGCCAGTTGGTACGCGACGCCGGCAAGCGCGAATTGACGCCGGACGAATGGCGGTTACTCCACAAATCTTTCGCCGGCAATGGCGCGCATCGAAGCGCGCGAAGCCGGCGCCGCGGAATCGCCGGCATTGTCCACCGGCGAGGGGCGCCCGAAATCGGCAAATATACCGGGGGGTATAGGGTAAACGGGCGCCCGCTCGTTTCGTTCGGCAATACGGAGGTTGCCATGCTGAATATTCGATTTGCGTTACTCTTGCTCGCGTTTCTATCGCTCGGCGCCGCGGCCGTCGGCGTGCCGTCGCGCGTTAACTTGGTTGCGGCGGGCTTGGCGCTTTGGGTACTCGCGGTGATTATCGGATGAACCGGCGATCGGGCGAGCGAAGCGGCGGAATCTCCGCACCTTCGCCCGCTCAATCACTACATGCCGACTGGAACCGCGGGAAGTCGCGCGCCGCGGCTTGCACGATCTCGTTAAGCGCCTGCAGGAGCTCGGCGGCGCCGTCGAACGTGACGACAAGCCGGCCGGCTTCAAGCGCGATATTTGCCGGCAGATCGGCGAACGCTTCGGACCGAGCGGGCGGTACGGCGATCGAGCGGGCGGCGAGCACGCGGCCGGCTTCGGCCAGGTGCGCGCCGACGCGTTCGACGCGGCGGGCTTCATACTCGAAATCGTCGGTACGGGCGATCTTACGAACCCATGCGAGGGCTTGCCGGCGTACGACGACGTGCGAGGCGCCGGCTTGTATGGCGCCCATGCGCCGCATGAGCCGGCCGGCTTCGGTTTGCGAAACGTGGAATATGCTTTCGATCGCGCGACGGTCTAAGAACGGCTCGGCGATCGCGTTTAAGTGGCGCTCGATCGTCGCAAAGTCGCGAAACCATTGGGGTTTTCGGGGCATCGGCGGTACTCGGTTATTCTACTGCGTTTCGGCAAGGTCTAACCAAGTTTACCTATCGCACCTTATCGGAAGCGGCCGGAAAATGAGCTTTTATGCCAGTAATTGAACGTGTGCTATCACGGCTCGGGCTCTCGCGCAAGGCGGACGTACCGATTATCAACGACGGCCGCGGCAATCTGCCGAGCATTCGCGTCGTCGGCGGAACCGGCTTGCCGTCGGCCAGGTGGACCGGCCAGGATTACGCGGGCATGGCGACGAACGGGTACGCGCTCAATAGCGACGTGTACGCCTGTATTTCGCTGATTGCCGCGGCCGGCAAGCAGGTTAAGTGGTGGGATGCCGGCAACGGTTCAAAGGCGCACACGCCGGCGCCCGAGCTCGCGAAGGCGATCGGCCGCGGCGCCGACGGGCTCTTAGTCGGCGGCGACGAAAAGGCGCGCGAGCGGCATATCAAGCTCGTGACGAATCCGCGGCCGTCGATCGAGCTCTTGACGAAAGCGGGCGGCGCCGGCTTCATTGAGGCGTGGTTGTCTTACATCCTGATTGCCGGCAATAGCTACATCGAAATCGAGCGCGCCGGCGATGCCGTGACGGGCAAGCCGTCAATGCTCTACCTGCAACGGCCGGACCGCTTGACGGCCGTTGTACGGGCGCCTGGTGCCGTCGCCATGCAAATGAGCGAATCACAGTTAGTCGATCGGTGGACGGTCACGGCGTACGGCCAACGGCGCGACGTGCCAACGGACAACATCACGCATTCCAAGCTATTCAATCCGACCGATGATATTTACGGCATGGCGCCGCTACAAGCGGCGCTCTTGCGCGTGGACGCCGAAAACGAAGGGCTCACGCTCATAAAACGGATGCTGCAACGCGGGTTTTCGCCTGGTTGGATTGAGGCGCGCGAAGATTCGGAATGGAGCGATACACAAGTAGCTCAGTTGAAAGAACGGGTCAAATCGAGCAAGTCGGCCGGCGAAGAACTGTTTTTAGAAAACGCGAAATGGCATCAAATGGGCTTCAATCCCGTTGATTCCGGCGTTACCGAGCAACAGATTTTGAGCAAGCGCGATATCGCGAGCGTCTTTCATGTGCCGTCGCAATTGATCGGCGACGCGCAAACGCAGACGTACAGCAACTATCAAGAGGCGCGGCGGGCGTTGTACATGGAAGCGGTGATTCCGTTGCTGCAGCACTTCCGCGGCGACTGGAACCGGACGATCGGCGCCGCGCTCGGTTCGCCGCTCGACTTCGATAAAGACTCCTTCGACGCGATCACGGCCGCACGGCAAGAGGCGACGGACCGCGTTGTAAAATTATTCACGAGCGGACTGATAACGCAAGCCGAAGGGCGAAGCGATCTAGAGTACGGGCCGGCGCAACCGGACGATACGTTTTATGCGCCGGCAAACTTAATGCCGCTCGATCGGACGGGCGACTAGCATGGCTCAACCGCGGTACAACGACGCGTTACAGCGATTCATTCGGGAGTGGCGCCCGAACGACGCCGATCTTGACAAGCGGTTTATTCAAGGCGTGCGCGAGCTCGTTTCGGCGATCGTTTCACCACCGGCCGGCGTTTTTGAAGTCGAGACGATTCTATCGCCCGAGGGCGGTAAAGTCGTCGTTCGGCTCGCCGATTATGAGGCGCAGTTAGACCCGCTCGACGCGCAACGCTTCGCGCTTGCGCTCGTTGAGGCGGCGGCGTCGGCTCGGGCGGAATCGTGGCTCGTGAAATTCCTGCAGGAGCAGTTAGAGGTTGAAATGGGCGCCGCGGCGCGCGTGATTGCCAGTTTCCGAGACTATCGCGTCGCCGAAATGCAACGCGAGCTTACGGCGGATATGGCGGGCTCGGCGCCGGCCGCGGCGCCTGCAGGGGGCAAGCCGTGACAGTCGGCGACTTGAGAAAGCGGCTTCGCGGCGTACCGGACGGGCTACCGATCGTCGTTCGCATTCCGGCCGACGAAGAATTAAACGGCAATTGCCTTGATTTGGCCGGCGTCACGATCGAAGACGATCACGTCACCGAGCAAGACTTTGTTGCGTTCGATTGCGACCAAGACGGCGACTTGAGCGCGACGGGCTTTTTACCGAGCGGGGGCAAGCCGTGACGCTCGCGGCGAATCAACGCGTACGAATCTCGGGCGAAGCCGGTACCGTCGTCGGCCGCGTCGAGGAAATCCGGCCGGTTGAGGAAATGCCGGAATTTGCCGAGCTCGGATTTCCGACGGCCGGCGAATTTGCGCCAAAGTCGATCATGCGGGAATTTGGCATCGAACGCGTCGCGTCGATCAGCTATTACGCAACGCCGAACACACAGTATCTCTTTACGGCGTTTGAAATCGGCGGCGAATGGTACGACTTGAAGCGCAACAAACTGACGCTAGAAGTGGTTGGGGTGTTCCAATGAAATGCCGAGACGAAAGGGCAGACCGTACGCCGCGCGAGCGGCGGCGACGGCTCACGTTGAGAGTGTCGGTATGAAGTCGCGCTTGCAAACGGCCGTTGCGCGCTTCGCCGGCCATTGCGCCGAGTGCGGCCGTTCGATCGCCCGTAATGCGCCGATCGTTTACGATACCAAGCTCAAGCGCACGCTTTGTAAGGGGTGCGGCGAGCACCAACAAACGCAAGAGGGCGAGCTATTCGCGAAGTAGGATGTTAATGGCAGTGCCGGCTAAAAGCGCGCGGATTTATCGCGCGTTCGATTCTTTCATGGCGCAAGCCGGCCGCGGTGCGTCGCGCTCGGCGCATACTCGCCTGGTTGCCGAAGCCGGCAAAGCGGCTCGGGCATTTGCGGCCGGCGCCGGCGAAGCCGCGGCGCTCGCCGAAGTGCTCGATTCCACATGGACGGCGTATCTCGGGCTCGTGTGGGTCGAAACCGTGACGCGCGCCGGCGTGCTTACGGCCGAATCGCTCGGCGCCGCGGCCGACGCCGGCGTATTTGATCGCGCGGCGCGCCTGTATCTCGATCGCAACGCGCGGACGCGCGGCGCCGGCATCGCGGAAACGTCGCGCAAGGCCATTCAAAAGTCGATGGACGACGGGCGCGAGGCGAACGAAACGCCGGCCGAAATCGGGCGCCGGATTCTCGACGACGCCGAAGCCGCGGCCGTGTGGCGCGGCGCTACGATCGGCTCGACGGAATCGCACGCGGCCGGCAATTTCGGCGCGCTCACCGGCGCGGTGCAGACGTTGCGCGGTTGGTTGAAAGTGTGGACGGCGCCGCGCGCCGCGGGCGTGACGTGCGATCAGCACAAATCGACGCATGGACAACGCCGGCCGTTGCGCGACACGTTCGCCGTCGTCAACGATTACGAGCCGGACGAACCGGCCGAAGCCATGAATTATCCGGGCGACGGCGAGCACGGCGCCCGCGCGTCGAACGTCATCAATTGCCGTTGCACGATGGAGTTTAGGAGGTTGCAGCAATGAAGGGCAAACGAGGCGAACGGCCGGCCGCGGGCGCGCCTGCAGACGAAACGCCGGCGCCGGATACGGCCGTAAAAGACGAAGCGGCGCCTGGTGGAGTGACGACGCCGGCCGCGGCGCCGGCCGCGGCTTCACCGGCCGATGCGACGATTAGCTATCTGCCGGAACGCATCGTAAAAGAGACGATCCGGCACAAGTACACAATCCCCGAGCTCGCCGAGCTCGCCGACAAAATGGGGCGGGCCGCGGCGCAGGTATACGCGATCGAGCGGCAAAAGAGCGAGCAAGCCGCGCACTATGGCGCCGAGCTCAAGGCGGCGAATTTGGCGCACGGTGATCTAGTCGAGCGGTTCAATCAAAAGTACGAAATGCGCGACGTGGAATGCCGCATTGTGTACGATCGGCCGGAACCGGGGTACAAGGCGTACGTACGAACCGACAACGGCGAAAGTATCCGCGAAGTGCCGATGACTGATGCCGAAAAACAGCGGGCGTTCGTGTTCGATGCCGGCGACGGCAAACCGCAATAAAGCAGGGGGAATTTATGCCGATCGAAAAGAAATCGTTCGCTTGCGCGATCGAGTTTAAGGAAGTCACCGAAGACGGCCAGTTTGAAGGGCACGCCGCGGTAATCGGTAATGTGGATCTCGGGGGCGATCGCATTAAACGCGGCGCGTTCGCCCGCACGATCGAGGCGACGGGCGGCAAATGGCCGGTACTCATGGGTCATCTGATGGCGCGGCCGGTTGGGTTCTCAACGGGCGCCGATGAAGACGGCAAGGGCTTGCACGTATACGGCGAATTTACGCTCGGCGCCGACGACGGCCGCAATGCGTACGCGCTCGCGCGCCACGCGGCGAAGCTCAAGCAACCATTCGGGCTTTCGATCGGGTACGGCATCGCCGAGAACGGCGCCAAATTCAACAACGAAACCGGCGTGCGCGACTTGACCGATTTGGACGTTTACGAGTTTTCGCTCGCCCCGGTGCCGATGAATCCGCGGGCGCGCATCGCCCGCGTGAAAGCGGCCGGCGAACGCTACAGCGAACGCGAAATTGAGGGAATCTTGCGGGATGCCGGATTCTCTAACAGTGAGGCGAAGTGCCTCATTTCCTCTTTGAAGGGACAACGGGACGTTGAACCGGAAACGCTACTCGATACGAAAGTGGCGGCAGCATTCCACGATCTAATCAACACGGCCGGCGTGATCTATGAGCTCACGGCCGGCATGGAGCAATTACGTCATGGGTGAAACCAACAATACCGTTGTAACCGGCGAAGACGTCCAAAAACTGATGGGCATTTTGTCCGGCTTCAAAGGCCAGTACGCGCAGTTACACGACGACTTTACGAAGCTCGGCGGCGCACAATCGGAAACCGTCGTCAAGCTCGGCAAGCTCACCGACGATATGGTAAGCCTGCAGGCGAAGTACGCAACCGACGCGGCGAAGCGGCTCGACGCGATCGAGGAAAAGCTAAACCGCGGGCCGGCGACGCCGACGGCGCCGAAGTCGATCGGCCAAATGGTGATTGAAGACGCCGGCTTGCTCGCCGGCATCAAAAGCGGCGGGCGCTTTGCGGCGACGATCACGCTCAAGGGCACGCTGCAAAGTCTGATGCAAAAGGACATTACGACGATTTCGCAATCGTGGCCACAATTGCTGCAAATGATCGCGCCTATCGGTCATCCGCCGATCGGCGTACGTCAACTCGTGCCGCAAGGCCGGACGGGTTCGGGCTCGGTAGAGTACATCGAGGAAACGAGCTTTACGAACAACGCCGCGGTTGTCGCTGAGGGCGCGGCGAAGCCGAAATCCGATAAGGTATTCACGCCGCGCACGTCGGTTGTCCGTACGATTGCTCATTACTTCAAAATGAGCAAGCAGACTTTCGACGATCTGCCATTTCTCGCGTCCCAGGTCGAAAACAACGGGATTTGGGGCATCCAGACGGTTGAAGACAACCAATTGCTCAACGGCTCGGGCGCACCGCCGAACCTGCAAGGGTTTAACGTCGTTGCAACCGCGGCACCGGCGCCGGCGCCCGCAACGGGCGCAACGTTGGTTGACGCGATCGGTGCGGCCGTGTTCGATCTCGCCGCAAAGGGCTTCATTGCCGACGGCTCCGTAGTTAATCCGGCAGATTGGGGTCATGTGGCGATGCTGAAAAACATACAAGGCAATTACATTTTCAGCAATCCGCTCGATTATGCGTCGGGCGGGCGCATTTGGGGTACTCGCCTGGTGGCGTCGGCGAATCAAGCGGCCGGCACGTTTTTGACGGGCGCCTTTCAGGGGCATTCACAGATTCTCGATCGCGAGGACGTGCATGTACAGGTCGCCAATCAGAACGAAGACGACTTCATTAAGAACATGGTGACGATTCTTATTGAGGAACGGCTTGCGCTGGTAATCTTCCAAGTAAAGGCGTTTGAGAAGGGCGTAGTACCGACGGGTACAACCGAGCTCGACGAAACGCCGGTACGCCGCGGCGCGAAGTAAGATAGAATCCGGGCCGGCCGCGGCGAACGGTGCCGGCCGGGACTTTGCCGGGGGAATCCCGCTCTCTTGTCAGGGCGGGCGGGATTCTTGCCGGCGTTTTTGGGGGCGAACATGGGCGACGAACCGAAGCAACCGAAGCCGAAAAAGATCAAGCCGGCGCCGAAGCGCAAGCCGGCGAAGTCGCCGGTTAACAAGGCGATGGACGGCGCACCGGAAAACAAGGCGCTATGAGGGGGAAACGCGGCGAACGAGCGGGCGAACGGGCGGACACTCCGCACAATCGCCCGCTCAATCCGTCGCTGCCGTTGCCGAGCGATCCAACGGCGCCGAAGTACTGGACTTATGAGACGGGCGGCGAGCTCGCGGCGTCGATCGGCAAGCTATTACGCGTCGAATCTCTCAGCGATCGCGACTATGAGCTAATTCGCGCGTACTTCAAACAGTGGATCGACTCGCCGGCGTGGGATATGAACCCGATGCAGGACGCGGCCGGCGCCGCGGCGCTCGCGGCGTTGCGCGCCGGCGTTGACGGGCTCAAGACAGCATCGGATATACACGAGTGGTTGCGGCTCGCCGATCAAACCGGAGTAGACCCGTTATGAGATTTCTGCAAATCGAGGTTGTTACACCACCGGCCGGCATTCCGGTTACGGCCGCAGAATTTATAGATCATGCCAGGTTGAACGGGCTCACGGTCGATCGGCAACCGGAATTGATTGATCGGGAGCTCGCCGCGGCGACGCGGCGCGGCGAGCAATACACGCGGCGCTCGTTTCTCACGCAAACTCTGCAGGCGTTGTATGTGCCGGATGATCTCACATGTGCGTGTACGCTCATGCTCATTTTGCCGCGGGGTAAGGTGCAAGGCGTCACGTCGATTACCGCGGGCGGCGCCGTCGTCGATCCGACGACGTACACGCTCGAATGGAACGTGGTAAAGCTCGCGTCGCCGCTCGCCGGCGCCGCATCGGTGCTATTTGACTCGGGATACGGCGATGATCCGGCCGACGTGCCGGACGGCATCAAAGAAGGGATTCTAGAGTACGCAACGATCCTGTATGAGAACCGCGGCGGCGGACGCGATCAGAAGTACGCGGCAATGGGCGGGCAAGGCATACCGGACGGCATACGGGACTTGTGGCGCCCGTTCCAGATCGAGATAAGCGGGTGACGACGAAAACCGCGGTCACACTTTACACGGTGTACGGGATGCCGAGCGATTTTCCGCATGAATTTGTGTGCCGGCGATACGATGGCAGAACGGCCGAACCAATCGACGACGGCGAGCCGTTCGCCCGCGGCCGGACGCTCGACGAAGTGCGGCAAGCGTTGCCGGCCGGCCTATTCAATCTCGGGCGGCAACCGGGCGACGATTGGGCGATCGTGGAAACGTGGGTATGAAATACGATGCAGGCTAGCGATTTGCGCGAGTGGATCGCGCTTTTCCAAATGGAGCTCACGCCGGACGGCCAGGGCGGATACCGCGAAACCGTGCCGGCCGGCCTGGTGGCCGATACGCCGGCGAACGTACGCACGCCGAGCGGCCGGCCGACGTTCGCCGGCGATCAGGTCGCCGATCGCGTACGCCACGAAATCACAATCCGGTATCAGCCGGGAATTACGGCCGTCTATCGCGTCATGTGGCGCGATCAGTTGCTAGATATCGTCGGCGAGCCGGAAAACCTTGACGCTCGCGAAACGTGGCTAAAGCTCGTTTGCGAGCGTAAAGAGGCCGGCGCGCAGTGAACGATGATTTTACGCGGTGCGTCGCGTCGATCGAGCCGGACGGCGGCGGTTCGCTCGTGACGCTCAGTTGCGGGCATGTGCTCTGGTGCGCGATCGCGCCGGCCGAAATCGGGACGCTCAAAACGGTTTATTGCGCCATGTGCCTTTGCAACTATCTGGATTCTCGACGGCCGGCCGACGTTCACGCGAACTAGCTCACAGAGTGAGCCTGACTTGTAAACAATGGCGCGAGTTCTTAGCGCAAAGATCACCGGCGACGCGAAGATAAAGGCGAACTTCGGCAATTTGCGCGCGCAATTTCCCGATTGGGTCAACTCGGCGAACGTCGAAACGGCCGTGGAAATCCGCAACGAAGCGCGCAAAAACGTCATGCAAATCGACGCGTACGACACGCACGAGCTCTATGAGTCGATCGAGTTTAGCGTATCGCGGCTCGGTAATTCCGTCGTCGTCTTTTCGACGGCGAAGCACGCACCGTATATCGAGTTCGGGACGGCGCCGCATTTTCCGCCACTAGATAAAATTCGCGCCTGGTGCGGGCGCAAGGGGATACCGGAGTCCGCGGCGTTTCCGATCGCGCGGGCGATCAGCGAACGTGGCACGCCGGAAAGACCCTGGTTATATCCGGCGTACAAAGCCGGCATGAGCGGCCATTTGAACCGCTTACGCGATTTTGTCGGTTCGGAATTGAGGAAAATGCTTGCCTAGAAACGATCCGTTTCGCACACTCGACGACGACGCGAAGCCGGCGCCGGCCGGCTCGATTACAGCGGAGACGATCGCGGCCGGCGCGATCGCCGCGGGCTCGATCAAGGCCAGCGGGATTAGGTCGGCGGAATGGATGGTATTAGGCGCCTTGCGCATACCGTTGCGCCGGCCTGGTTGGTTGCGCCGGTTTATCGTGCGGCTCGTGCTCGGGTGGCGCTATGACGACGTGTGACGCGTGCGCCGAGCGGCGCTTGCATACGGCCGCGGAATGGGAAAACTTTCACGAGCTCGCCGGCCACGGCTTCGCCGCGGAGCTCGGTTGGACGCATCCGAAGTTGAAAAAGGAGATAGACGATATGGCTTACGAAGCACCGGCCGTCGGCACGGTTTTGCCGGCAAAAGAGAATACTGACGTGCTAAACCCTGGACCGGTTCATGATCCCTACGGGAATTATGAATTTTTGCAGGCGGACGCGCAGGATAAAGCGTTCATCAATAACAAGAGTCTCAAAACGAATTGGACGAACGCGAAATCGAACTCGCCCGAGTACGCCGAAAAGCTCGGCGCCGAGAAATCGTGGGCCGTTCTGGTGAGGAACGCCGAGGCGGGCGGGCTTTATTTCGATCTGCAACGCCTTGGGCCGGACGTAAAAACGCTGTAGCGGCGAACGGGCGGGCGAAGGTGGGGACGGCTCGCCCGTTCGCCCGCTCGGGTTCAGCGAAGCCGCTCAAGGGCACTGAGTAGCGAATGTCTTAACACAATCTCGCGCGGCGTGCGCTTGCTCAATTCGACGGGCTCGGGCTCGATCGAGCGCAACCATTCGGCGTATGCGAGGCGGTGCGCGTCGTTGCCGAGTACAAATTCAAGGGCTTTAATCCAAATGGCGGTTTCCGCGGCGTCGGTAGTGCAAGCCGTTTTGAAGTGTTCTAATTGCCGCTCGATTTCGCATTTTGCCAGCATCGAATCCTATGTTACCGCTCAGTGAAGTACAAACCGCGATCGTCGCCGCGCTCGGGCCGGCGCTCGCGCCAGTGCCGGTACTCGATCAAGCCGGACCGAATCAGGCGTTTCCCTACGTGACGATCGGCGAATTTCTCGGCGATCAGGCGGACACGTTGAACGAGCAAGGTATCAATCTCGAAATCACCGTCCACATTTGGAGCCGGCAACCGGGAATGTTGGAAAGCCAGCAACTCATGGCGCGAGTAAAAGACGCGCTCGATCGGCAACGCTTGCCGGCCGCGGGCTTTCAGTGGGTAGACACGATTTGGACGTACGCGCAAACGTTGCGCGAGTTTGACGGTATCACGCGTCACGGCGTGCTGCGTTTCACCGTCGCGGTTTTCAGTTAGGTTTAACGGCGCCGGCCGCGATGCGGTTTTCGGTTACGGCGCCGTCGGCGAGCACATTTTGAGTAACGGCGCCGTCCGCAAGTATGCCGGCCACGATTCGATCGCGCACGGCTCGCGCCTGGTTGATTCCATCGTGTGTAATCGCCGCTTGCCGTCCGAGTCGATAGCCGATGAACAAGCCGGCGCCCGCGATCGCGGCGCCGGCCGCGGCGCCGAGTACGAATGTCAGGGTGTACGAATCCATGAGGATTCAATTTTAACAATTCAAACAGGAGACAAAAGGCAATGGCAAAATTTACGGGAAAAGGTGCAAAGATTTTCGTGCTCGCAGGCGGCGCGACGCCGACTTACAAAGCGGTCGGCCAGGTGGCGGAAATCGGCAATATCGACGTTTCGGCCGACGAAGTGGACGTAACGACGCTCGACGCCGGCGACTATCGGGACTACATACAGGGGTTCAAAGACCCTGGTGAGTGCCAATTGACGGTGCTGTTCGATCCGGCGCTTGCCGATCAGGACGATTCGGCCGACGGGCTCTTTGGTCTGTTCACGAGCGGCGAAGTACGCGATTGGGTGATCCGCTTCAATTCGTCCGCGGCGGTTGGAGGCGAGACGTTCGGGACGTTCCAAGGGTTCATTCGGGATTGGAGTTTCGGCGCCTTGAATCCCGATGATCCGCAGGAAATTCAGCCCACTATTCGTATCGTCGGACCGATCACGCTTACCGACACAATGCCCGTACCGACGGTTGCCGGCGCGCCGGCCGGCGAATCGGCGAGGCTTGCGGCGTGAGCAACCTGTTAGCTTGCTCCGTTATTATTTCGCTCGACGGGCAAGAGTACGTAATCCGGTATCGTGCGCTAGCATTCATTCAGTACGCGTCGGAATGCGGCGGCGATCTGCTCAACGACGTACGGCGCATCGGCTCGGAGCTCGTTGCGGCCGGCAAGATGGAGGGGCGCGAAGGCTTGGGAGCACCAATCGCAACCATGCGCGATATCCTATGGGCCGGCCTGGTGGACGCGCAACCGATTCTGAAACGTGATGACGTTGCGCGTATGTTCGGTTTCCGCGAAATGGAACCGATTATGCAAGCGATCAGCGAAGCCTTGCGGTTGAGTATGCCTGAAATCGACTTGACTAACAACGCTCGCCCTACCGGAGCCCGGAGCCGTTCTCCCTTACCAAATGGGGAAGACTCTGGGCCTACTTCCGCGAACGAATCGGTCTTAGTGCCGACGACTTCAAAGAACTGACCTTACGGGAAATCTGCTATCTCCACGACGCGAGCGATGCTCACGAGACGCGGGCCGATTATTATTCGGCTCGCGTCGTCGCGATGATCGCCGCGGTTAACAGTAAACAAAATCGCTACGATCCATTGCGCTATATGATGAACGGCCGCGGGCTCAAACAACAGCAACGCGCGGCAAGCAAAGGGATGACGGGCGATCAAATCCTCACTCGGTTTAAGCAATTGGGCGTACGGGTGATTGACAACAGGAAACGTGATGGCATCGTCTAGCGGCGGATTAAGTCTAGGGACTCTTTTTATCACGATCGCCGCGAATGTAGACGAAGCCTTGCAGGGCTTTCAGAAATTCACGGCCGATCTTGGAAAGCTGATTGACGAGCAAAAGAGCAAGTTTGAAAGTCTCGAAACGGTCGGCCAATCGCTCACCAAAGTAGGGACGGCTTTAACGGCCGCGGTTACTGTGCCTCTCGTGGGCGTCGGCGCCGCGGCCGTCAAAGTCTCCGAACAACTCAACACGGCGAAAACAAGTTTTACAACGATGCTCGGAAGCGCAACCGCGGCCGATTCCATGTTGAAAGACCTGCAGAAATTCGCCGCAACGACTCCGTTTGAATTTCCCGAACTGGTGGACGCGGCGAAGCGAATGCAGGCGCTCGGCGTTAGCGCCCAACAGGTAATTCCGTGGTTGACTTCGATCGGCGACGCCGCGGCCGCAATGGGCGGCGGAAAGGACATAATCGACGGCATTACCCTTGCGCTCGGGCAAATGCAAGCTAAAAGCAAGGTATCGGCGCAGGAAATGAATCAGCTTGCCGAGCGGGGTATTCCGGCTTGGCAGATACTCGCCGACAAAATCGGCGTATCCGTACCGGAAGCCATGAAGCTCGCCGAAAAAGGCGCGGTTTCGGCGTCTACCGCGATACCGGCGATTCTCGCCGGCATGAACTCAAAATTCGGCGGCTCGATGGAGCAACTTAACAAGACGCTCACCGGCCAATGGTCAAATTTCAAAGATCAGATCACGCAAGCGTTAATCCCGATCGGTCAGGCGCTCACGCCGGCGCTTGCATCGCTCTTGCAGGTACTACAGCCGGTTGTGGCTAAAATCGGCGAAGCGGCGAAGTGGTTTAACGAATTGCCGGCGCCGGTCAAAACGTTCGCCGTCGCGCTCGGCGCCATGCTCGCCGCTCTCGGGCCGGTACTGTTAATCGCCGGCCAGCTTGCAATTGCAATTGCGGCGATCGGGCCGGCGCTCGCGGCGCTCGGCATCACGCTTACCGTATCGGTTGGCGCCTTGCTCGGTTGGGCGGCGGCAATCGCCGCGGCCGTCGCCGCTCTCGTGGCGTTAGGCGTATGGGTATACGGCAATTGGGATAAAATCATCGGATTTATCGCCGAATCGCTCGCCAAAGTCGTCGCCGCTTTCAAGTCGGTTGTAGACGGTATCACATGGTTGACGCAAAAAATCCCGCTTGTGGGCGCAGGTTGGGCCGCGCTCGATCAGGGGCTAGGAACACTCCAAAAGTCGTTAGAAGATACGGCGAAAAAGCACGAGGAATTGGCCGGCCGCGCGATCGCCGCGGCGCAAAAGACGGCTACGGAAACATCTAAGAGTTTCGCCATAATCAACGCGGCGCTTGCCAAGCTATCGGCCGATCAAGCAAAGGCGCAAGAGGATTCCGACAAACGCGCAAAAGAGCTCGGCGTCTCGACGACGGCCGCGCTGCAGGCGACGTTAGAGCAACGCCGGAAAGACCTTGCCGCGTGGATTGAAGACGAAAAGAAGGGCATTCGGACGCATCAAGACGTTGCCGCGGCGACTCAAGCGGTTATCGACGCGCAGAAGGCGCTCGCGGCCGGCTCGCCCAACGTCGTCGCGGCGCATAAAGCCGCGGCCGACGCCGCGGCAAAGCTCGCGAAGGAAGAAGAAGATCTCGGCAAAAAAGAGATCGAGCGGGACAAGGCGCTAACCGCGGCGCCTGGTGCGTACTTTGCGATGGCGCAGAGTATCGACGCCTATAACCAAAAGCTCGCCGACAACAAAAAGAAATTACAAGAGGCGCTACAGGCGCAACTCGATCATTTGGAAGCGTTGCGTCAAAAAGGCGTCATCGAACAATTCAAAGCGCAAGGCGAGAAAGTAACGGGGATGCTCGGCGAGTGGGCAAAAGCGCAAGGCTTGCTCACTCCGTTGATAAACCACACGTACGATGCCCTAAAGGTGCTCGGGCTCAAGGGCGCGGAAGTGTACCGCAATGCGGCGGACGCCGCAAAGCAGGCATACGATACGATCGCCGCGGATGCCGGCACGAGCATACAACTCGAAACGCAAGCCAGACTGAAATGGTTGGAAGCCGAGAAAGCCGCGGCGCTCGCGGCCGGCACGGTGTGGACGGCCGCGCAGCAAGGCGAACTGAAAGGGCTACAAGACGCGCTCGATCAGATGGAGCAAAAGACCACCAAACACACGCAGAAAACAAAATCCG